TAGCTTCAACTACGAATAGTTATTATGCGTGGATTGGTCTTCCTAACCCAGCAGATTTTCAATCAGATTGGAGTGAAAATCCACCATCACCTAAAGATTCTTTTAGTGAGGAGAATGATTATTGGGATACAATGATCGCCTTGAAAAAGTTAAATTCAGATGATATTGCAAGAGTAGTTAGAAAAATAACTTGGACATCAGGTACGACATATGAAATGTATCGAGATGATTATTCTCGATCTAATTTGTCTCCACAAACTAGTTCGACTAATTTGTATGATACAAATTATTATGTTATGAATCAAAACTTTAGAGTGTATATTTGTTTGCAGAATGGAACTAATCCAGAAAACACATCTGGAAGACCTTCTCTTGATGAACCACTATTCACAGATTTAGAACCAAGATCTGCTGGTGCATCTGGAGACGGGTATATTTGGAAATATCTATTTACGATTGATCCAAATAGTATCATTAAATTTGACTCTACAAGTTTTATACCTTTACCACAGAACTGGTCATCCAATAATGATGTAGCTGCGGTTAGAAATAATTCTTCAACAAGTGGACAGTTAAAGATTGTCACGATTACAAATCGTGGTGTTGGTTACGGAACTGCTGCGACTTATAATAATGTCCCTATCAAAGGAGATGGAAGTGGTGGTAAATGTTCTGTTGTTGTGAACGCTGCTGGTAAAATTGATTCAGTTGAAATTACTAATGGTGGTTCTAATTATACGTTTGGATCTGTTGGTTTAGGAGATGTTGGATTAACAAATCCATCTGGTTCTACAGATGCAGCATTTAATGTTATTATCCCACCTCAAGATGGTCACGGTGCTGATATATATCGTGAATTAGGTGCAAACCGTGTTTTAATATATTCCCGTTTAGAAAACGATACATCAAACCCAGATTTTATTACAGGAAATCAATTCTCTCGTGTTGGATTATGTCGTGATCCTCTTGCTTTTGGATCTGATAACAAACTTACACTCCAAAAAGCGAGTGCTGTTTATGCACTTAAACTCATTGGTGCTGGATCAACAACCACAACATTTACTGCTGACTCTGAGGTAACTCAAGAGATTGGTATTGGATCAACAGCCGTGGGTAGAGTTATCAATTATGATGCTACCACAGGAGTTCTTAAATATTGGCAAGATCGAAGACTTGCGATATCTACAGACGGAACCGCTCCTTCATATGGATATGAACTATTCAGATTCAACGCTGACCCTGCTTCTGGAGCGGGAACAACCATATTTGGCGGAACAAGTAATCTAAATATAGATACCAACTTCGGAACTTCTCTATCGCCTGGTCTCTCTACCTCAATAAATAGTAGGACTTATAACTTAGGGATGAGTTTTGTAAAAGGTGTTGCTAACCCAGAGGTGAAAAAATATAGCGGTGATATCATTTACGTTGATAATAGAGCTGCTGTTACTCGCAGTTCACAGCAAAAAGAAGACATCAAGATCGTACTGGAATTTTAAAAAATCATGCCACAGGAAACCAATCTAAACGTATCGCCATACTTTGACGATTTTGATAAAGATAAGAATTTTTATAGAGTTCTTTTCAAGCCAGGAGCTCCAGTTCAAGCAAGAGAACTAAGCACGTTACAATCGATTCTACAGAATCAGGTTGAACAATTTGGTACTCACTTTTTTAAAGAGGGTTCAAAGGTAATTCCAGGCAACTTAACTTTAGATATTAATTTTACATGTATTCAAGTTGAAGAAAGATTTTTAGGTATTCCAGTATCATTATATACAGATCAGTTAGTAGGATTAA